TGTGTACCATAACTTCTATCAATTTGCCAACCAATCTCTTTTACAATAAAATTTAAAGGTTCAACAAAACTCTTATCAAACATTATATCACGATCTATAATATCATTCAAGTCAAATTCTTTAGGAAAATTTGCTATAAATGAAATTGAATTACTTTGAAGTATGTTTGGTTTTCTCAATTCAAGATATTTTATCTTCTCACCTTCTTGTATCAGCGGATACTTATGAGTAAGATTTTTCTGCTTCAAAAGGTGATTATACATTAACACACCTTTAACATGAATAGGGGTGCCCTTCTTAAAAACGCCGGAAGAATCCGACCACTTAGATAGCCCATTACAAGACCTTGGATATGCTATTTCTTCTGGAGACAATTTCATAAACACCTTACGGAAGCTTTGTATAAATGTATTTAAAGATACTTCATCATCATTAATAATAATTTTCAAAGCTGTTTTAATCATATCTCTACACGGTGCTGGTGTAGAAGATTTCACCGCCTCTATACCCATCATCTTTATCCTAGGCTCATCATAACGAACCCCCTCACTATCATGGACATTTAAGATATATCTTTTCTTCGCAATCCAAATGGCTTTATCTGCAATAACTTCTCGCTTCATAAACATTTTTTGGTCAAAGGCATTTACATATTCAGCAAGCTCTCCATAAGATTCATCAATAAAAGGTTCCAACTTCTGCGAAGCGACTTTGGCCAAGAAAGTGACGATTTTATCTGTCGGTATATTATCTCTTTCGCGAAAAGATTTAGATACCAATTCATCAAGGCAGACGTAAATGGAATCTGTATCTGATGCAACCACATAATCCTTATCTTCTGTTTGTAAAATTCTGTTAAGATATTCATTTACTTTATTTTCAATCCATCTAATCGACAACTGTCCTGCTGTTGTAATTGCAGTTGCCATACTGTTACTATAAAATCTAAAATATTCATTACCAATAGCACCATATGCGCTATTCAAGGCAATCTTTCTCGCCATTTGAATATTATTAAATTTAGAAATATCGTTTAAATATTTCGTTTGTTTTGTTTCTTCATATTTTTTCCGAGCTTCAATAGATTTCTGTTTAAAAATAACTCTTTCAGAATAAAACTTCTCCATCAATGCGGGCATGAAGCCTTTATATTTATTCGTAAACATAGATCCATTTGGTGTAGTAGAGCAATTTGGATCAAAATAAATATGCGAACTTTTCTCCAACAATGCTTCGACATTAACACTAAGATTTCTATCCTTCATTAAAGTTTCTGTAGAAATATTATACTGCTGTATCAGATGTGGATACAAACTATTTAAATCAAATGATACAATCCATTTATGCAAACCAACTTGTGGTTCTTTTACATAAGCACCCTCATATCTCTCTCCCTTACTACTACGAGTTTTCATCGGCGTAATTACATTTCTCTCCCACAAGAAGTTGAAAATAATAACATCCCACATCCGAACTTGAGAAAATACATCTTGAGGATTCATTCTACCCTCATACGCCATGGTTAAATGCAACTCAATGAGTTTCATTTTTTCCTCAAGCCGGTCAATAAGCTCTACGTCTTGGATATTGTAATCAATAAACGATTGATAATCATTTGTATACCATTCTTTATAAGTTTCGTATGGGTTCTCATGTTTCTGCTGACCTAACTCTACTTGTGCTATATAATCTAAACGATAAGATTCTCTATTTGTATAAGTATATTTTCTATACAACTCCAAATAATCCAATGTAGATATTCCAAAAATATCATATGAATTTTGCGGCCGAGCGCCTATATATGTTGTTCTTGAATGTACAATATTCCATGGAGAAAATCTATTCTTTTCATCTTCTCCCAATATCTTATCTATTCTATTACAAAGATATGGCATATCAAAATACTTAATATTCCATCCAGTAATAATATCTGGGCCATAATTTTCCCAGAAATCTAAAAATCGTTTTAAAAGATCCTTTTCATTATAGCATTCAACATATTGAACATCAGAATTATGAATCTCATACGGGCGAGTGCCCCAAACAAGAATTTGTTTGTTAGTATAATTTTTTACTGTAATCGAAAGTAGTTCTTCCTCTGCGACTGTCGGATCAGGAAAACCATTCTCTGAGGCGACCTCAATATCTAAAGAAAGAACATTTAATTGACTAAAATCCCAATTAACAATTCCTGGATGGTTTTCAGCCAACCAAGAAAAGGCAAATCTTTCCATACCAAATACTAAATCTTTTTGATCCTCATATTTCTCCATGAACTGTTTAGCCTCATGGATACTATCAAAGGAAATCGGAGCGAGAGAATGTCCGGAAAGGGATTTGTAATCTGTCTTTTTTTGAACGGGAACGTAAAGCGTAGGCTTATACCGTACTTTACGTTTTACTTTTTTCCCGTCTTTAAACTCACGAATGAGGAGATTATTTCCACGCTGAATAACATTAATATAAAAATCTTTCATTCAACCATTATATCATATATTCTTCTTTTTGTCTACTACATTTTCATCTCTTCCTGTCCAGTCAGAAAGGATAAATCGTTTGTTAGGATTTACTGCAACTTTAAATCTCGTAAGTAAATCTCTATTAACCAACATCTCACTAAAACTATCTTCCTCTGTCAATCCAAAAGGCACGTTTTCATATCTCTTATTAGCAAAGGATATTCCTAATTCTATAATAGGTCTTTCATTCATTTTACTAATATGTTTTGGATGACTTGTGCCTATAATTTCAGACTTAAATTTATTCTTATTCTTTTCCCAATGGACTACATCGCCATCAATATCTATTTTATCCACATGAAACATTGTAGCTGTTGTTCCATTACCTGTATCCATTTTAGCACGAATTGGATCATCAATGCCGTCAATCATTATAGACTCTATATAACCACACTCTCTCCTAAATCTACTTCTTCGATGTAATTCGTATTGCATATATTTTATCATCATTGTAAATATTTCTTTATCGCTTTTCGGTCCAATATTTTTCTGAGGCCATTCTATCATATCGTAACCTTCAAACTTTGATCGAATGCCTGGAGAACCATTACATTCTAAAATCTTAACTTCGCCGTCATCTATACAATGATCTACACCCATCATGTAACCACCCGTTGCTCTTGCTGCTGCAAGGATAACTTCTTTCTCATTATCTTTTAAGACATATGGTTTTGTAGTCGCACCTAGATGGACATTACTTCTAAATTCTTTCTTACTAGTTATTCTTTTTGCCGAACCTATAATGCGATTATTAACAACTAAAGTCCTAACATCAAAATCTATATCTAACCACTCTTGAATTAAAATAGGAGCATTATATTTCCAAAGAGCTTCACAAACAGATACCATTGACTCCATATCATTAACTTTAGCAACACCAATACCTTGAGTACCAGTTAGAGTTTTTACAATAGCAGGAAATTTTCCACCAATGTGTTTATGAGCATCTTCAATACTTTTTCTATTATTAACTACTGACGTTCTAGGAATTGAAATATTATGACTGGATAATTGAATTGCTGTTGCCATTTTGTTATCACACAATAACATTGACTCCAAATCATTTACCATAAAACAACCAGCACTTTCAAACAAACTAGTTAAAGCTTGTCCTGCCATATCCATAATGGCACCACGTCGGACAAATACAACAGCTTCAGATGTTTTTATATGTTCTTTAGCATCTTTACCATTATAATTTGAAATGGTTAAAGTTTTTTTCTCAATATCTTGGTCAGATATCCAAGCCTCTTGAACATTAATAGAGGTACATTTTATATCTAGATCCTTACAGACTTCCTGTAAAATATCATTAACTGTGCCCTCACCTTCATCTATACCTAAAACTACAAGTTCTATTTTAGATTTTTTTGCTGGTGTTGATTCTTTTTTCTGTTCAGCCAAAGTTCCTCTGGCTTTACGAACCATTGAAAATGAATTTGTCATTTATTATCCCATTAAAACTTTTGGCTGTGGTACTGCTATACCAGAACCAAAAACTCTACGGTAGTTATCTTCAATTTCTTGAGAGGGGTTTGATACAGTTACTACCCAATCCTTTGCAATAGAAAATTCTTTACTTTTACTAAAAGGCTGCCATGGCACCATACCCATCTGTATTGTATTTCCTCTACCGTCTGGCATAGGCATTAGTACGGCAGGGTTCTCTATACGATAGCTCGTTTCAGTTTCATACAATTCTCCTAATACATCCTCACCACTTTGCATTCTCAATAATTTAATCATCACGTTTCTTTCCAATATTATATTTTGTTTCCAAGACCCACTCGTCCTTTTCCCTAAAAGATAAAATCTTTATTTGGGATAACGGTGCTCTCGGTTCAGCTATACCAACAATCTCTAAAAGGTCCCATTCTTCTAACAATTTTGTTATAGCGTTTCTGCGCTCTACATCATTTTGCGACAAATTTGCTTGCTTTCCATCCAGCGCAAACAATTCTTTAAAATGCACTATAAAATAAAGACCTTGTTTGTGTAGAATATGACAAGACTGGTATAACTTCTTCTCTTTGCGAGAAGATACTCCTATGCGGGATAATGTTTCACGAATTTTTAGAAAATCATCCGGATCCTTTAGGCGGACTTCTAACATCAATCCTGGATCCCATTCCACCAACTCCATTTTTTCCACCTCGACTTATTATTTTTTTTATATAATCAATTTGTTCATTAGTTAATATATCAAGAGCTTGTCTAGCCTTTTCATTACTATAACCATAATACTCTTTAACATAATCAAGATTTTTAATCTTGTTAGACCTAATCCACTTACTAAATCTCTTTTTGGGTCTTATACTATTTAGTAAAAATTGAAATTGAAGGTTCTTATCAAGGTGATGCATTTTATTCATTTCATTAACAAACAAAATACAATCTGGGAAAGAAGATAATGCCTTGTTTACTATAAAGGCAGGGTATCTCTTTTCCCAAAATTCATCTTCACTATCCATCAAATCAATTTTCTGATGATTGATAGCATTAAGATAATGTTTTAATTGGTATGGAGGTTCTTGATTTTTCATAGCCAAACTAAACTTCCTTCATTCTTATATAGATAAACATCACCTGGTAAAGATCCTTTAGACCAATTGTGCTCTCCCACTAAAGACATTCCCATCTTTGTATAAAAACTTTTGGCTACAATATTATCTCTACGCACGGACAACCAAACTAATGTATTAATGTAATCAAAAAAACATTGTAAAGTTTTCGCTGCATTTGCTTTCTCATCATTTTTATCCTTAACTATTTGCTGTAGCAAACAATGATCCTTGAGAGCCAAGACCGTACCTATTTTCTGGGGACGTTTATAAATCTTATAAGTGATAATAACCCCATTCTCAAAAATACAACGATTAGCTGCAATCTCACGCTTTATAAAATCAGTTCTAATGTGAGGAAATATATCTCTATATTGATAGAAAATCTCTTTAACTTTTTCAAAATCTTCTGTAGTTGCGTGTTTCATTTTTTAAAAAGGAAAATTGGCTCATGTTTGGGTTTTCCTGTTTGTGAAGATAATTGAAGATGCCAAGTATCTGTAAGTTTAAAGCCAGTTTCCTTTCCTAGGCGCACAGTTTCAGATTCAAAATTTTTAATTCTCTTTGTATCAGCAACATTCAATGCTAAAATAGAACCGGGCTTTAACCCATAATAACAATTTTCTATTGTTTTCCTTAGAAACTCCTCCACCCAAAGTTCTGTAGTATCATACTTCTTATATGATTGTGTATCTTCATCAGAATATTTCTCCCAATCAAAATAAGGTGGTGAGGTGAAACAAAAATCTACACTGTTTTTATCTGGCCTAAAAACTTCACTACCGAGCTTATGTAATTCTATCGTCCTTTTCTTATTACCCCAATCATTGCGAATCTCCTTCAGTCCCTCAAAAGTTTCTGTACATGGATCAGTACCAATATAATTAATATTGGCTGTAATAGAGCCCAACAAACGACCTCCATAACCACAACTCATATCCCAAACAACTCCAGAATCTGTACCGAATAAGGAAGATTCCTTTTCTATAAACTTATCATATAATAAGGCGGCTGCTGTGGGTCTAAAATTAGAAACGACCTGTGTACCAGAATACCGACTGAGCATTGCCCTCATGTCCAAAATTGATATCATATGATGTTCTCTTTTTGGAAAGAAAGTGCCAGATAATATTTTTTTAATACCTTTCTTCAGATGCTCCTCATCATTCCAAATCTCTATAGGAGTTTTCATCGTGCCACATTTAATATCCCAATGATGTGTCATATAACTCCAAGCCAAAGAAAGACCGTGGGCAGAAGAACCCACAGTCTTTGTTCTTGGTTTAAAAAGAATGGATCTATCGAACTTAATTAGTTTATTAAACTCCTTCTGACGCCATTTAAGGTCTTTTGGATAGTCTGGGAATCCCCTTCCTATCCATTCCTCATAAACCTCATTAACCAATTCTTCACTTACTTGAATTGGCATTGGGTCATTATCTCTGTTAAGCACGCAAGGAGATTCACTTCCGGATCAGCAACAAATGCACTATAATACTGATACTTACCAATAACCAAAACTGCAGCCGGAATGCTAGAT